GAATGGCATGTAACTGAAGCGTTTATAATACTTTAATCGCTTCACATTCTTTACTAAATCTTTTCATCATGCGTATTGCTCTTGCTGCTATCATCGTTATCTGTGGTGCTAACTTACTCATTGAGTTGTTAGATTCATCGATGATGGATGTTATTAACGAAAGAAACGAGACTATTCAACGCCAAATCGATGCCATGTGACAGTCGGGGAACTGTACCCAAAATCGGGTAAACCCGTTGCGCCCCCTCCCAAAACTGCTACAATACAGACAAGCGGGAAACGAAACCGCTAAACCTCTTCTCTCTCATCATGCGTAAGATCGAAACCCAAATGTGTGCCGCTATTCAGGCAAACATCAACTGGAGTAATGGTAACACTACTGTTCACTTTAACGAAGAATCTGGTGTCTCTATTGTACGTCTCCACGGTAACAAGATTGCCGAGGTTTCTGACAACGATATGACAATCTTCGATGGCGGTTGGCAGACAACAACAACTAAATCACGATTGAATGCACTCTGTGATTACTTCTGTATCGCTGGTGAAGGTGTATTCCAAAAGAATTACAAATGGTTTGTTCGTAAGTTCACTGGACAATTGGGTGACAAAAAAGTATTCACGACAGAAGATTTCAACAACGGTTATATCTTCGCATGATTAAAACTAAGAAAGAGTGGGCAGCAATCTATGCCCGCTTCTATACAATAGTCCTATTACTTGTCTTACTATAATAAATCATTAGTAAGACACTATATCATATCATGTCATTAAGTATCCCAATCGCATCCACTCCCATTAACTATAATATCATTGTTCAAGATGATTTTATGCCTGATGATTATTGTGATTGGTTAATTAATGAAATGACTGATGTGTCATCTTATTTCCCTTGGTATTGGGGTGAAGTCTTACCTCAAAAAGATGGTGAATATGAAGGTGTTGATATAGTTTGTGCCCCTAATCGTAATTGGCAATTCTCTCATGTATTCTGGAGATATGGTCAGGAAAACTCTGAACAATGCCCCTTAATTCAACCCCTTATTACTCAACTTAATCCTGACGTTCTTTTTAGAGTGAAAGGCAACATTCACCCATGGGAAGAAACACAAACCCTTCACGGTTTTCATACTGATGAATCTTCCCCTGGTCTTACTTCTATCTACTATGTAAATGATAACAACGGTAAAACAACATTCCGAACTGTTACTGATGATGGACAATTTAACTATACTGAAGTAGAATCAAAAAAGAATAGATTGGTCACTTTCGATAATAGAATCATGCACTCTGGTTCTAATCATACAGATGCCCCTTATCGTATCGTTATTGCATTAAACTATTTCACTCACTCTATATTCAACAGGGACAATCAATGAAGTTTAAGGAATTCGTTAAGGGACAAACTGTCTCCTATAAACATCACACTGGTTACATCAATTTCATCGATGAACAATATGTAACTATCTGTATTCATGAATATCCTAAACACCCTGATATAGCATTACACTCTAAACATAAAACAAATCAAACTAACCTAGTTGTATCCTACCAAGATTATGACCTCATTCAAAGAACAACTACATTACGTCAAGATAACATCTAAAGAGATTACTTCTATCCTGTGGAATAACTGGAGAGATTACATCATCAAACAACGTAATAACAACCGTACTGACTCTAATTAATAGTTTTCCACAGATAATGCGGAAACTGTGGAAAACCTTTATTAAATGTATTAGTGTTCTTTATCTTCCTTAATTGTCCTCAGGAGTTGTAGTCTTAGCACGCAACCTATCAGATGTCAACCCCTCACAATACTCGGAGAATTTCTGATACACAGTGCTGATATTTGCATTGCTTATCAATGACCTCTAAGACCCTCTAATCCTCTCTGAGAGACTTACAACAACCCCACTTGACAAAGTATCAGAAACATGGTACAATAACCTTGTAGAGGTTCAGAAACACCTCTTGTATCTAACTAACAACACTTGAAGGATATGCAGTATCTCATTCACAATGACTCTGAGGAGATTGTAGGGTCATTCGCATCAGTCTATGACCTAGAAGTATTCCTCGACGGTGTAAGAGAAGGTAGGGGAGAGAGATACCCTCAGACAGAGAGAATGTCTCCCTTTGATTATCTCAAACACATTGGATGGAGTATGACAATAGTAGAGCAATCTACAGAGGAACCAATGTACATTACTCCTTGACATTCTGAGGCACTTGGTGTATACTTAGAGGGCAGTTGATTGTTGTTACTTAGGCAGTTATATTGGCCCCCTTAAATATAAAATAAGCCACTACCCTAACCTACAAAGGTTCCCAGACGCCTTAGATATTATTCAATAATACTTTAACGGCAATCTAAAAAAATTTCTGAGGTAAAAAATGGATGCTAAGACTCGCATAGAGAGACAAGAGACTCGTGTATGGGCATTAGAGCAACTGATAAGATTAGAGTCATTTCTAGACCCTCGGATGTACGAGTGTGCAGACTATTACACATCCTCTTATGCTTCTCAGGTTGTAGAAGATCTATATACACTATGGACTGAGTGGAAAGAAGACAATCCCACAAGTAATCCACAGGTAATCAATCGCATGTAATACAGTTATGTCCCATAGATTCACAACCACTTTAGAAGAAGATGATTTCGGAGATTTAATTCTCAATATTCCATGGAGTGTATGTGAAGAATTGGGATGGGATGTCGGAACAGAACTAGATTATGAGATCGGAGAAGATGGAAACAGTTTCAAAATCAAACAATCCAATGTTAACGAATGAAGAGATTGCCCTTTTATTAAAGGACAACGAAGAGTCTCATGTATTAATCAATGAGATGTTTGTAAAGATTGCGACTCGTCTAAAGGATATTGAGGAAGCAATCGGCAATTTACCCACACCAGACAAGACATATTACAAACCTGTCGGTGGCGCGGACCACATTACTCTAAAAGAGAATTTGGATAACATTTACTCACGTTTAAACGAACTCGAAAATGGGATGCACAAATAACGGCGATTATTGCGAGACTGATAATCACTGTCAAAAATTTCTACCTTCTTCAGCAGTTCCTGGAGAGGGCACTTCTATGAAGTATAGTGAGTATCCTGTAACACAATTCAGGACGGGTAATTATAATATACCAGATCGTACTGGTAATGCAGTTATGCATAATAGTAGTACGATTCCTATTTCAACAACTTCATCACCTGCAGGTGGAAGAGGTAATGGAGTTGCTGCTGATGGGGGTGCTGCAGCATCATTAGCACACTGTGGGAAGGTACGTGGTGTTGGGTGTAATACATTTGCATTTGGAGGTGATGGGGGTTCAGAGATTGCTTATGATTGGATTCCGACTGACTTATCTTTTGATTGGCAATCAAGTGATACCTGGTTATCATATATTTTTGACACATCTAATAATGCAGGTATTGCTGGAAACCCTGTTTATTATATTAGAACTTGTACTAGGACAACAAGTACTACAACACAAGGAACACCACAGGTTCCTGCTTCTACTACAACATCAACAGAAACCACTACAACCTGTGTTCCATGTACAGCACACACTTGTAGTCCTGGTGTAACTGATGTAAAATATACTTATGGTGGGCAAGATTTAACTAGAGATGATGATTGTCCCAATCCAGATTTATTTGGGATTGGTACAGAGAGTACAAAACTAGTATTTACATATAGTCAGTTAAGTAGTCAATTAGCCGATGGAGTAACAGAGTTTGCAGTTTCTTATGGTGGGGGAGCATTTGAACCTGTATATACTGAATCATTAGGAATTGGTCAGGTATATAATTCATCACAAAATCCTTGGCAATTAGGCGACGAATCATTTGGTGACTTTGAAGTATTCGACCAGGAGTTTGAAACTGAGGAAACAAATGGATTTCGTATAAAACTTAGAATCTCACCTATCTTTGATGACACTGGTGCCACCTTAGTATTCAATGGTACACAGTGGGAAGTCATGGAAGTATTGAATTCTGGCACTGGATATAAAATCAATGACACATTTACTCTTAATTATCCATATTTGTTACCAGATAACACTGAAACAACACTAACATTAGAACTAAGGGTGACTAATGTTGGTCCATCTGAGATTTTAACAGGACAAAGTAGCGGATTTGATGTTATTAGGACGGGAGATACAGTAAATGGGCATCGAGTATTGCGTGCTTATCACACAGATCTAGATAATTTCCCTCATCATGTCATTTATTTATCAGGAGATGGGGATAATTTCATAAAAGAGCAGACATATGTCTCTGATAGAGCGCATGTTATCGTCGCAAAAGCGGGTTATGGCATTCCAGACCGTGCATGTTTGGTTGGTAAGTATGAATTTATAGAAAAATCCGTTCAATACATGACATTGAGTCGTGATGAGAGGTCACCAGACATTTTTAATGAGGTAAAATTGCCGCGAGTGTCTACAACTGTTACAAATGGAGTAGTAACGGGGTATAATATCGAGTTTTCGGGTAGTAAAGTGCGGAGATCGGAGTTAAATGGCAATGAACCGAGGTTAGTTGCTGCTGGTCCACCTTCATCTGCAGGTCGTCCAGCAGTTGTTGAGGGTATTTTTAGTGGTGGGCAGTTAGTTTCGATTGCAATTGTTGATGGTGGCAGTCTTTATGATGATAATGACCCTCCTGCAATCTTTGTTTCCAATACTTTGTCTCAAGATAGGACATCATACAAGAATGCAGGATACGAGGAGGGACATACAGAGCGATATAAAAAGTATTATGACGCTGCTCCAACTCCAAATCCTGATATGTCCTTGATTAAAGAGCAAATAGATTCAAATCCAGAAGTGATTACTGTCACTTCAAATAGGGGTAACATTGATGTTAAGTATGACCCTGAATCTAGAAGAAAAGATATACAACCACAATCATTGTATAGTGCTGGTGTTATTGCACCATTATATGATATAATGAATAAACCTTCCGATATGACGCATTTGGGTAGATTATCTCAAAAAGATTTAGCAAGTGCAATCGTAGAGGAAGAAGCTAACATTAAAGTGAGAACTGATGCTCTTTTACGTGGTCTTACACAAGATGTAATTCCTTCGTATAATGATGTACCAGATACTCTAGTTGAGACAGTTCAGGGTAGACTCGGTAACCTACCTTATGGGTCCGAGAATACTAAATATATTATAAAACAATATAGTCCTGATACTGCTTCTAGAGCAACTATTAATGTTACGCTAAGTTGTAGACCTGTGGCGGAAGGTATTAATACCACTCAGTGCCCACCGCCAGTATTGACTATTCCTGGTCCTACTTCAAGTACGGACCCCGTAACAGGAACAGCAACTGCAGCGTCTTCAACTTGTACCATGACAGGACCTTTTGGTCCTGGGTGTGCATCTTGGTCTGTTAGCGGAGAAATGTTATTTCTTCATGATATGTCAAGATCTGCACAAAATGCAGTAGCAGCAGGGAAGGCATATGGCAATCCACTATTGGAGGTTTAAAAAATGACAATGGGAATGGGTCTCTATATGGGGACATGTTCAGGACATGGTTTAGGTTCTGGTTCTTCTCATCATCCAGGATTGGGTGGTGGAGTTCTGGGTGGATGTCCTCATATCCCCCTAGACCCTCGTATCAAAGCAATGCCTGTCATTGCAATGGATGCAGTCACGCTTTGGCCACCAATAGCACAACTTCCACTTGTTAAACCACCACCAGCGATTGCACCAGTAATTGTTAATGGTATGTTCCCTATACTCGACCAGGATATTCTAACGCCCCATCCAACGCCCACACAGCACGCTACTACTTCGACTGGGGATAAATGTTTCGTAACCTTGAATAGTCCAGCATTCTGGTGTACTCAAGGTACTGCTGGGGGTCGAGAACTACCTATTGGTCATTCTCGTAAAGCATTTTCTACTGTAACTACTGTTTTTGTTAACGGCAGAAGAGTTACAAGATTTGGAGATCCTTTAGGAGATAAAACTACGGCATTTCCATGCAATTCTGTCATAACAGGCAGTAGTCCAAATGTATTCATTGAAGCGTCAGGAGGCGCAGTAACCTAATGGCAACACGTTCCAAATCACTTAGCGGTCAAAATTGTATCGAGTCACAACCAAAAAAGACTCGTCAAGGAAATGGTGCTCATACTAAGTATGCATCGTCCAGTAGAAACAATGCTCGCAAACGTTATAGGGGTCAAGGCAAAGGTTAAGTTAACGCCTAAATAAATATACGGCGGTATATTAGAATGACCCTCAAGAAAATCACGTCAAAGGAAGTAAAGTACTCAAGATCTTTTAAAGACTTCGGTATTTCTTTTGCTAGAAATTTATTTACTGATGACGTGAGTGTTCTTACTAATGAAAACGCGATTAAACAGTCAATCAAAAATTTAGTAATGACTGTTCCTGGTGAAAAACCTTTTCAACCTTTGATTGGATCTAGGGTTTCTGAATTATTATTTGAACCCCTAGATGCATTTACTATAGATGCAATTAGAGAAGAAATTGAGATTACTATAAAGCAATTTGAAAAAAGAGTGCGTCTCAATAAAGTTGATATTATTCCCATCTATGAGAATAATAAAATCTCTATTACTATAGTATATAAGGTAATTGGTATACCGATCAACGAATCGATTTCATTTGTTTTACAGAGACCCGAATAATGCAACCAAATAATTTAACAGCATTAGATTTTGAAGATATTAAGTCTTCAATCAAGTCTTATCTAAGAACTAGGGATGAGTTTTCCGACTATGATTTCGATGGTTCGTCACTCTCGTATCTTATTGATACATTAGCATACAATACTTATTATTCGGCATTCACTGCTAACATGGCAATGAATGAAGCATTTTTGCCATCTGCTACTTTAAGGGACAATGTAGTCCAGGCAGCAAAACTTTTAAATTATACTCCAAAATCAATTAGGTCATCTAGGGCCTGTTTACAGTTAGATATAAACACAGTATTAGTTGGTGGATTCTACCCTTCCACTATTACAATCAGAAAGGGTGCTATTTGTACTGGTGGTAATTATATTTGGAATATTATCGATGATATTACAACAGCAGTAAATCCGTCTACAGGTGCAGCAACATTTGATAATATTGAAATCTATGAAGGCGCATTAATCAACTATAATTATATTGTTAATACTTTTGCAAAACAAAGATATATTCTTCAATCCCAAGACGCAGATATTTCTACACTCTCTGTAAAAGTAAAAGCAAACGAAACATCTGTTACTTCCGACTTATATTCCAAAGTTGAGAATATTACTAACTTAACTTCCGAAACTAGGGCGTATTTCCTCTCTGAGGGCGATGATATGCGATATGAAGTCAAGTTCGGTGATGATGTTGTGGGACGCTCTGTGAAGGATGGAGAGGTCGTACAACTGACGTATATCACTACCTCTGGTGTTGAAGCAAATAATGTGCAAGCGTTTGCCTTTATTGGTTCTGTAGTAGATTCTAATGGCAGTGGATATACACCAAATGCTTTTGATATGACAGTAAAAGCAAAATCTCAACTAGGTACTAATCCAGAATCAGTAGAATCTATTAAATTCAATGCACCTAGAGCATATTCTGCTCAATACAGAGCAGTTACAGCACAAGATTATGAAGTAATTACTAAGAATCTTTATGATAATGCTCAAGCGGTGGTTGCATACGGTGGAGATTCTTTAAATCCACCAATTTATGGAAAGGTGTTTGTTGCAATTAAAACTAGGACTGGTTCGCTATTGAATGACCAGACCAAAAAGTCTATTTCTGAACAGTTGAGACAGTATGCAATGGCATCTATCGAACCTGTAATTAGAGATCCAGACAACATCTACATTAATCCCAAAATATTCATTACATATGATACTGGTTGTGGAGCAACTAGTACACAAATTAAAACGGACATTTCCGATTCTGTTAATCAGTGGGCGACTCAAACTCAGATTAATAATTTTAATGCAACATTTAGTTCCCAGTCTTTAGAAAGAGCAATCGTTCTTTCTAATAAGTGTATTAGTGATGTATCTTTACAGATTACTGTACTGAAATATATCAATCCAATCACCAACCAAACTAATACCTATTGCGTTTCTACTGGGTCACCAATTTATAATAGTGCTCCATCCCAAGATGCTGATGATAATACCGAATGTAAGAAGGAACCTGTCATCCAATCGGGAAATTTCCGAACTGCTGATAGACCTGGAGTTGACCAGCAATTTGAAGATGATGGATATGGCAATCTAAGAACTTACTATAATTCTGGCAACAGAAAAGTTTATACTAGTGAATCTGCAGGAACTGTAAATTACAATACTGGTGAGATTTGTTTTGGTCCAATCAATGTCATTAATTCTGGTGATGGAGTTCCAGCAGCAGATGCAATTGTTATTACTGATACTAATACTGGGTCTGGCGCAGTTGCTGACCCTACACTATTGTCTGATGGACTACAAATTCCTGTATTGGTAATTCCGTCAAACAATTCAGTTGTCCCTGGTTCTGATCCTGGAACAATTATCAATATCGTCAATCCAGAGGTTTCTGTATCCCCAATTGGAACTCAATTGCCATCTACAATCCCACTAAATAGTTTGACGCCTAAGGTATATAATGTAATCCCAACAACGATTGATGTTGGTGATATCGATAACTCTGGTTCTCTAAACACATCCGCCTGTTTCACGTAGTTAGATGAGTATTAATAAGGTCTCTCAAGCAATTCCTAATCAACTCCCTGGGTTTATTGGGTCTGAATATGAATTGTTCTCGAAATTCATTGAGTATTACTACAAATCCCAGGAGAAAACGGGATTAGGACAAAACATTCTTAACAATTTTCTAAATTACTTAGATATTGATAAATTAGACGTTGATATTTTAGATGGAAAAACTAAACTTTCTCAACTTGTTTCTGCAACAGATGATGTAATCTCTGTTGAAAGTGTTGAACTGTTTTTAGAAGAGAATGGAAGCATTCTGATTGGTGATGAAGTTATCTTTTATGAAAAAAGTCAATCTTCACCAAATATTTCATTAGGTCCTGGTATTTCTTATGACCAGGTTAAATTAAAATGGGTAGAACTACAAAGTCCACTTAGAAATTTTAATGGCGTAACTAGAAGTTTTCCATTAACTTCTCAAGATAGACCAATTGTTCCTCCAAGTGCAAATCATCTAATTGTTCAGGTTTATGATGAGTATCTCATTCCTGGAGTAGATTTTACTGTAGATAGTGGAAATATTGTATTCACTACTGCACCAAGACAAGTTCTTCCTGCAGATAGTGAAGAATTGTCCAGTATCAATTTTCTTAGCGGTTTTGTAGAAAATAATATTATTGTTCTAGACAACATTTCACCTTCATTTGGTGATGGTGTCAGAGAATTTAAAGTTACTAATAATTCAGCAGCATATATTCCTGATTCTGATGAATATATTCTTGCGTATTATGACAATCAGTTACTTGTACCCAAGAGAGATTTTGTTTTTGATAAAGATTTATTCATCTTTAGAAACTTTGCTCCCCTTAGTGGTAGAAGTCTGACCCTTCTTTCTATTGAAGCACCAATTCCTTCTTTTGGTTCTGGCGCATCGGCATATGCAAGAATTGATGATAATGGAGGTCTTTCCTCTGTCAAAATCAATGAAACGGGGTCCGAGTACAAATTTTCAAATCCACCTAAAATTACAGTCAATTCTACTGGAGATAGTGGAACTGGTGGAGCGGCAGAAGCATTAATTAATGGAATCAAGAATTTACAACTTCTTAGTGGTGGTAAGGGATATAGCGAGACAAATCCACCTATTGTACAAATTGAATCTCCATCTTTAGCAGATTCTGTTACTTCTTCAATCCGAGCAACAGTAACTGATGGTTCCGTCACCGCATTGGAACTGGATAGTTCTGGTAGTGGATACACATTTATCCCAAGAATTACATTCAAGCAACCTGGTGGAGCAGAAATAGGTCCTGTAACTATTGCTGATGGTAGTATTTCTGGTCCGATTCCTATCATCTCTGAAGGTGAAGGTTATAGCACACCACCAGTAATTTATATTGATGCACCAACTGGAGATAATCCAATCAATCCGTCGTTTACTACGGTAATTACTGATGGGAAACTGACTGGAGTTACCATCAACAATCGTGGGCAAGGATATACTACTACACCTAGAATTAAACTGATTCAGCCAACTGGTGCTCAGGTACTGGAGAGTATAATCGATGCTGATGGAAGACTTACAACCATTGAACTACTTGACGGTGGTGATGGTTATGAAGATGTTCCTTCTGTGTATATCATTGATAGTGGTACTGGTACTGGTGCTACTGCAGTAGCGTCTATCTTTAACGGTAGAATTACTGATATCAATGTCACTAACTTTGGTTCTGGTTATGATATTTCAAATCCTCCTATAGTTCTTATTCAAAGTCCACCTGAAGCAGAAGCATCATGTGAGATCGGCATTAATCAGATTACAGGGTTCTCTGTTCTTCAATCAGGTAGGAATTATAAGAAAGCACAGTTCATTGGGTGTGCAAGGGCATCTAGTGGCATTACATCGTATGATGCAGAAGGCAATGCAGTATTCTCTGCAAATACTGCTGCTTCCGAAGCTTCAGTAGATACAGAAGTAAAATGTCTAGATGCTCTGTTCATAAAAAGATTGCTGGACAAGTATGTTGAACAGTATCTTCCTGACGTACCAGAATTAGACTATAAGTCAATTGATGTTAGAACATCAATTAAGACAATCAAAAGATTCTATGAAACAAAAGGTACTGAATTTAGTATTTCCTACTTATTTAAGTTGTTGTATGGAGAAACTGTTTCTGTTTCTTATCCTAAAGACCAAATTATCAAACCATCTGCAGCAACTTGGTCTATTAACACTATTCTGCGTGCAACCTTAGTCAGTGGTGATCCTAGAAATATTCAAGATGCACTAATTTCACAATCGGCAGATATTGCTGATGTAAATGTACAGGATGCAAGTGCTCTTGTAGAAAATTACATTGCAATCAACACTTCAAATACTACAATTTATGAATTAGTTCTTTCAGAAGAAACTATTCAAGGTTCTTTCATTGTTCCCTACAAAACAAAACTTGCAGAACCTTTAGATGGAGAGACTGGTATCATTACGGTCGATTCTACGATTGGTTGGCCAGAAAGAAACGGCGAATTTGTAATTGGTACTACGGAAGTAGTTCGTTATAAAGAAAAGTCTTTAAACCAGTTTATTGAGTGTACTAGAAACTTTACTGGTTCGGTTGGAGTAGATCCTAAAGTTTGGGACTCGGCAACAGAAGTAACTTCCAATTTCAGAGTTTATCTGAACCAAGGAACGCTTCAAGAAGTCGTAATGGACATTGTTGGTATTGTTGATGCTCAACGAACAAATCTTACTGACAGTGGTTCTTACTATCTTCCAGGTGATAAATTAACAGTTGCTAAACTTGGTGGTAGTAGTGATGAATCATTATTGACAACATGGTTGTATAATGTTAAAAAACTCATCAGTATTTCAGGAATTACTTTTGGTGGAGATAATAATCAATCAGCAACTGTAACTTGCAGCAATCCTCATGGAGTCTTGGTTGGAGACCAAGTTACCATATATGGTGCAAATCCAATCATCTATAACGGAACATTTGAAGTAACTTCTAGAGATAGCGATCTTATCTTCCAGTATCGTCTTCCTCAACAAGCATTGGTTGCTCCTCAAGGAAATATCTTAGTATCCGTTGACTTGAATAAAGGTAAGTCAACAGATACTGCAATCAACAAAAATATCTCAGTATACACCACAAACGTACTGAATTCATTCTTTAATGATAATTACGTTTATGTTGCTTCAACTGGTATTCCTAATTATAATATTGGACCCTTCCCTGGGTCTGCTTTGTTACCAGGTAATCAACGTAAACTGAATAGATTTCCAAAATCTACAACTACTATCTCAACTAAGAGTTTAATTAATCCAGGTCCTATTGGTTCTTGGGTAAACGGTGTATCTGTTTGGTCTTATAAGTCTGTATTAACAAAAACTTTTGGACCCTTAACATCAATTGGAATTTTGAATGCAGGTCGTAATTATGATGCAGCATCGCCACCAAATTTAAGCATTACTGGTGGTGGCGGTTCTGGAGCAGCAGCATCGGTTGTTGTGAATGGTTCTATTAACAATATTTCTGTAGATACTGCTGGTTCTGGTTATACTAGTTCTCCTCTCATCTCTATTGTTGGTGGTGGCGGTTCTGGAGCAGCAGCAACTGCTATTATCACAAAAGGAACAGTTTCCAACATCTTAATTACTAATGGTGGTTCTGGATATACTTCACAACCATCTATTACTATTGTTGGAGGCGAAGGTTCTGGTGCAACTGGAACAGCATCTGTTCGTGGTCCTATCAAAGAAGTTAATATTCAGTCTCAAGGTAGTTCATACACTTCTCAACCTACAGTAACATTGAGTTCTGGTTCTGGTGCTGTTGCCCAAGCCATCATCAATAATGGAAGAATTATTTCTGTAGCAATTATTTCTGCTGGTTCTGGATATACTACAGCACCTGAGGTTCAAATTCAGGGTGTTGGTTTTGGTGCTCAAGCTAGAGCAATTATTGATACTGCTGGAGAAAATGCTGGTAGAGTTACTAGTATTGAACTTTTAAACCGAGGTATCAATTATATTCAAGGAACTACTATCATTACCCTAGTTTCTGTTGGTGACGAAGCGCAATTCGATGCAAATGTATTCCAATGGACGTATAACTTACAAGAATCTACTACTTTTGATGATTCTCAAGGAGCAGTGTTTGAGGGGTATAATAACCAGTATGGTGGAGAGTATGCACACCTATCCAATCCACAAAGACTGAGATTCATTCTTGGGGATAACTTAGTTAGTACTAATGGTGTTATTACTGAAGCATCATTAGAATCTAACAAGGACCATTCTCCTATTATTGGTTGGGCATTTGACGGAACTCCAATATATGGACCTTATGGATATCAAGACCCTACAGATCAATCATCTAATATTGTTAGAATCTCTACTTCTTATAGATTGAAGTCTGATTTAGTCGTCAGTCCTTCAAATCCAACTCCTATTAGAACTGAAGGTTCTTTATTGAGTACCGATCCTGCAGGAACTTTTGTTGAAGATTATGAGTATATCTTTAGTCTAGGAGACTTAGACCAATATAATGGTCGTTTCTGTAAAACACCAGAATTTCCAGATGGAACATATTGCTATTTTGTTACAATTGACTCTACAGAAGCTGGCAATCCTGCATATCCTTATATCATTGGACCTAGTTTCAATTCCATTGTAGATAACTTAAATCTTTCAGAATCTGCTATTCAGCAAAATATTCCAACTGGGGTTGTTCGTTATCGCGATCCCTATGAAAATGTTGATATTGACGTTGAAAGAACTCCTAATGCATCGACGAATTCATTGACATTAGAAGATGGCACATTGCTATTATTTGATGTTGAAGATGAGAATAGAGATGGTGTTATCAACCAAGATGAAACTGATGATCCCGATCAAATTTTAGAAGAACCTCCTCTTCAAATCTATGATTATTTCCCTAAGGTAAAAACTGATTCTAAAGTTGATATTGAAGTTGAAACAATTAGTAAATTTGAAAATGCCTCTGTAACAGGATTTGTAATTGAAAATTCTGGTGTAAGTTATCAGGTTGATGATAAATTAATCTTTGATAATTCAGAAACAGGTGGTAGTGGTGCGTCTGCTAGGGTTTCTACAATTAAAGGCGAATCTATCGCATCCTATGATTTTGAATATAAAACTTCAGAAAACTATGGTGTTGTTCAAACATCTGAACCTCATAATCTTATTATTGGTGATACTGTTTTTGTTGATTATACTGAAAACATAGAGACCACCAATAAGCAATTTGTAGTCAGACAACTTAAAGGTATTGAGACGATTAATATCACTCAATCTGGTAGTGGTTACAATGAAGATATTCCCCCAACAATTATCATTGATGGTGATGGGGTAAGTGGAGAATTGGAAGCAGTTGTTGATTCAGTTGGGTCTGTTAATAGAGTTAATATTTTAAATTCTGGTAACGGTTATACTACTAATCCAAGAGTTATACTTTCTCATCCTCAAGTATTCAAAAAATCTGATTACTACATCTCTTCAATAGTTAATGAAGATGATGTCATTATTAATGATACTTTTGTTACGGACAGTAAAGAATCATATATTTGTGGTAAAACTACTGATAGTAGTGGCGATACAATTGCTGTTATCTCAAAACTTTCTGTATCTGGTGTTAGTGAGTGGAATAAAACTCTAAAACTTTCTTCAGGTCTTGCCTTTACAGAATTTCAAAGTATTTACGTTGAGGGCAAAAGTATTTGGGTTGTCGGTGTCAATAAACCAAATACTTCTATTTTAGATGCATATAATCCTGATATCATTATCTGTAAGTATACAGAATCTAATGATGGATTATCTGCTACTTTAGAGTGGCAAAGAGCGTATGCTGGTATTTCTGGTGGAACTCGCTCTGATAACGTAACTAAGATCCTCAGATATGGAACTGATAGTCTAATTATCTCTGGATATACCAATACAAACTCTACAAACCCTTATGATGGTTTTATTGCAGTAGTAGACTCTGCAGGAACCTTTAGTGTAAAGAGAAAACTCACATCTAATACTCAGAATGAAAAAGTTCTTGATATTATTCTAGGGTCTGATGGTCAACCATACTTCTTAATGGAAACATCTACGAGTGTTTCTGAAGCAGATAAAGATATTGTCTTCGGTAGAGCAGTAATAGGAATTAGTAATATTGATATTTCCTGGATTAGAAAAGTTTCTAATAACATATACAGTCTGTTAAATCCCAGTATTGCAATTGATGAATTCGATGAACTGTATCTTTCTGCAACTCTTCAATTAAAATCTAATGATACCAATAGAGAAAATTTCTGGATTGGTAAATTTAGATCTTCTGATGGAGTTGGTATTTGGAGTTATTCATATGCTGCTCCTGGAAGAGACATTAATTTAGTTCCAAGAGCAAAAATTGACATCTTTGGCAATCTGAACCTGGTTTATACCAGAGTAGATAATACTACAGAAAAACAAACTGTTGCTAACGTTAAGGTTGATTATAAAGGTAAAGTTTTAAATCATACAATTAACAGTTTTACTGAAAACAATGTTGAGGGTATTGTAGCCGAAACTTTGAATGTTGATAATTCAGGTGATGTCTATATTGCTGGACAAACATATTGGAATAGAAATGAAGGGTTGTTTGGATTTGATACCGATCTTTCCGATACAACAGGTCATCACACAATGACCACTCTTGGACTCAATGGTTCTATTGCTGTAGATGGCACTGGTGGATATCTTAAGATATATGGATTCCAAACGGGACAAAGTTCTACATGGGAAAATTCAGCAGCAAAAATTCCTGGTTCTAGTCTAGGTAATAATCTTGGTGGCGATTTTACTATCGACTTCCTCATCTACAAGGATGATGATAATGGTAATGCAGATACTCTTAGTGCTGATTACAATACGTTAATTGCAATTGGTGATGGTGAGGATACGACAGGTGGTATTTGGTTATACTACAATACTGATGGTAGTGCAAATGAAGGTAGACTAGAATTAGTTGTAACCGATAATACTACTAAATTTAGTGGCGGAACTGCTGCAGTATCGTCACAAACAGGATTATTTGCTAATGATACTTGGCAATTAATATCACTAACTAAAACTGAAAATTTATTTAAAGTTTATGTAAATGGCATTGAAGTTATTAGTGGTACTGTTGCTAATACTCAATTAGGTTCTAAGGACATTCATTTTGGTAATGCTCCAGGATTTACTACCTCTGGCGCTTTCAGTGCAGATAAGCAAGGACAATTCTTCCTTGACGATATTCGTATTAGGAATCGTTATGTGCTTCCTACTGCTCCCACAGATTTTGGCAATCCTTTAGTTCTCCCTGTTGCTGATGCAGTTGCTCTTGCATATACTTGGACTGATACTGCTTGGTTTACTGAACAACAAGATAGATACGATCTCATTTCTTATAATGGATTCGTATTAAAGACTGATAAAAATGCTGATGCTGCCAGGTTGGGTGCATCAGCAGCTGGTGCAAACACTCAGTATGGATGGACTAGAACTGCTGTTAGTCCTGTAACAGGAAATGAAATTACAATGGTTAATGTTGGTTATAGTTTAGGAGACCCAGGATTGCAGTCTCTCGACTATAGCGAATCTTCAACATCGATGACAGAAGATAGTACAACTGTCACGTACTTCAGAGATATTTGGAGTTCTAGAACTGCTACAGTTCCATCTCCAGGTTCTCAAAAACTTAAGGTTGAGGCATCCGTTGCTGATAGGTACTACTTTAAAACCTACAATACGGTTAAGATTGATAATATTCAAGAATTGACTATTAATCAACCATTCAATTTTACAGTAGGGTCGAAACTTGAACTTCGTACAGGAAGCACCTTTGTAAACAGTGGATATATCACATCAGTAGATACTACTACTAATAAAGTTTACTTGGCAGTCAATAACAATTCTTGGACTGATGATACTAATATTGGAAACTTGGCAACTGTACAGTTCAATGAGCAAAGCACATACGGTCTAGTAGGTCCAATTCCAGCTGATAGTAACATCATTTCATATACGTTCCCTCAAGTAGTTAATACTACACCAGGAACATTTAATATCGATCTTTCCGATTATGATGCCCCTAGTACTATCGGAGGTACTGATAATCTTGACGAGTTTGCTAAATTTAAAGATTATGCTGACGATGACTATTCAATCAGAATTGATGAAGTCTCTGGTTCGTCTGCGTTTGTTGTTGGATCGGTTATTAATGTAAGTTCCAATGATGTCTCTTATAATTCGGCATATTCGACGATTCAAATTACAAATCTTACGGGCGTAACTAAGATTACCTTAATTGCAAATCTCGCTAAGATTTTACAAGTAACTGCGGTTGCAAATAGCGATACCGTATATGTCATTAGTGACTCTTTACATTATTTGACTGCTGGTCAGCAAATGTTTGTTGATGGTAATCCTACAAGAACGGTAGGTTTAGCAAATTATGACGAATATGATGGTTCCTTCCCAGTAGAAAGAGTTATCAGTCCGATTGAATTTACATACAAACTACCTGTAGCAGCAGTATCCTCTCCTTCAGACTCTGCAGCAACTGTTAACTTCTTCGTTAAATCACCTGTTCTGAAGATGTATTATGGTCATCAGTATTTGTTTGATTTAAGTCATTCTTCACTGGTTGGTGGAAACTTATCTTTCTCCAAAGACCCTCTGTATAAGTTGGAGTATTCTTTCAACTCTATTGAGAGAGTTGGAACTCCAGGTGTTACTGGCGGCGGTGCCCCAACACCTACAGTAAAACTAAAAGTAGAAGAGAATGTTATTACTAATATCTCTTACTATTTCGATCCTTCACGAACAGGTGCAGATTCTCCTGTTATTGGCAATAGTTACCTTGATGTTACCTTCTCTCCATATGTTGGTACATTTGAAGTTACCGACACTTCTGGAGGAACAATTACTAGTGGAGATAATGTTTTTGAATTCAAACTGATTAATCAACCAGAAGGTCCAGCAAACATTATCAATACTACCTATACCACAAGTTCTAAGAAGGCGGTTGGTTCTATTGGTGATATAAGAATTGTCAATTCGGGTGGATTCTATAATAAACTGCCTATTATTGAAACAATTCAATCGACCAGAAATATTGAGAGAGTCTCTATCAATGCCCCTGGTACTGAATATGCAGTAGGAACCTATTCTAGTGTTCCTATTACTGGTGATGGTGAAGGTGGTCTTGTAGAAATTATAGTTTCTGATGGAACGGATGATGAAGGTGGTGTAATTCCTGGTCAAATTCAAAGAGTATCCGTCACAAGTCCTGGTAAAGGATATACCACAGCAACAATTGATATTGAATCAATTTCTGGAATTCTTGGTGCTGGATTGACAGGTTCGGGTGCCGAATTAGAAGTTGTTATTCCATCCTTCGGTACTGGTGCTTCAATCTTTACCTTAGGTACTGAAATTGGTAAGATTAAAAATCTTAAAAATAACAACTTTGGTTTCGACTATCCTCATGATTACACTTTAAGACCTGAAATCTCGTTCCCAATCAACGCTCAATTAACTAATACTAGTATTCTTGATAACATTGCTGTTACAGACCCTGGTTCTGGTTATACTCAAGCACCAACAGTTGTTATCACAGGTGGTGGTGGAAGCGGAGCAATCGCAGAAGCAACCGTTAAGAATGGTAGATTGAGTACTATTGATGTTAAAGACCCTGGGTCAGGATATTCTTCAGAACCCACCGTTCAACTTAAATCTTCCTTCAACTACACTGTCAACCAAGACTTAGGTCTGTTGCAGTTTGCTTTCCCACATGGAATTCAAAATGGTTCTGAAATTACTTTAGATGTAGTTGATATTGGTGATGGTGCAGAACTTCCGATTGCATCTGGTGCTGTTGGTAGACTTACTAAAACAAATACTTACTATGCAATTGCTGGTGCTGCAAACTCCCTTGAGGGTGACCAATTAAAAATTGCAATCACTGCAGCAAACGCAGAATTGGGTGATGCATTAGCATTCGTTAACCCTGGTACTGGTCGCCAACAAGTACTCACGTTCTCTTTCGGTGGTGCTGCAACTGGTAATGTTATTACTTCGACCTTCTTAGAAGGCGAACTGGTTTACCAGGGCGATACCTTAGAAACAGCAACAGCAACTGGATATGTTTCTACTAACTCTGGATGGCAAGTTGGACCTAGAATTCTTAAGATTGTAGATTATACAGGAAACTTTAATTTAGGTAATAGTGTTACTGGTGTCATTTCTAAATCTTCTGGTAATATTTCTGACCTGAAGATTGCAAGAGGTGTTCTCGAAGTTGGTCCTATTACTAAGACAACTGGTCAATTTATTGATGATGTCGGCAAACCTTCCGAGATTGTACAAAAAATTCAAGACTCTTACTACTATCAAGATTTCTCGTATGCAGTTAAGTCTTCAGTATCTATTAGTGAGTGGAAGGACATTTTAATTAGAAATGTTCATCCAGCATCATTCAAGGTTTTTGGTGAACTCAGTATTAATGAGTTTACTACAATTCCCAATAAGGTAACTGATTTTGAATTAACCAAGTCCGTTGAACTTGCTAATGAGGCAATTGTTCCTAATATTCAGAACTTCACTCTAGTAGAACCAATCTACGAGGATTTTAACAATAGTGAAATTCTTTTCCGTCAAAAAAGACTAACTTCTTCGGAGAATATTCTAACTTCGATTGTTCAAAGAGTCGATGATATTTCAACTCTCTTTGATGGTGTTAGGACAGCATTCCCACTTACCGTTAATAATGGTGATTCTGTAATTGCCAATGCAAATCAATTGATGGTTATTTTGAATGGTGTTGTACAAACACCAGATACTTCCTTCCAAATTCAAAGTGATTCTATTGTATTTGCTGAAGCACCTCAACCTCCTGCAAGTGTCAAATATGTAAATGTTGAGATTTCTCAAATTACTACTGTTAGTCTTGAATTTACTAGTATTAGTGGTATTTTCCCTCTTGTCGGTAATTCTATTAATGGTGTTAGTTCTGGATCTAGACTTACAGTAACCTCAGTCGTTGGTAATACAATATTTGGATTCTTTACTGAAGGAACTCAATTTATTGCTAGTGAACTTGTTCTAGGTAATATTACTGGATTCAGTGCATTATTTGCAACTCAGACAACAGTCGTGAACAATGGTTTGTTCATTTTTGGCGAGAGTATTAAAAACTTGACTGGTGATACTGCTACTGTTGAAGATGTTAACCTTGAGAAGGGTGCAGAAACACCAGTTGCTAAGTTGCGCTATACAGTAGGTATTTCTACTACTGATTTTGAAGTTATCGCAACAGATTCAGATTTAAATACTCCAGCAGCCGTTGCTAGTACTGCATTCACTATTGGTGATAACTACCAAATCGGAAGTGAGATTGTACTCGTTAATTCTGTTACTAATAATTCAGAATCTACAACTATTAATGTCACTAGGGCACAGTTAGGAACTACTTCTTTACAACATCAAGAAAATTCTCCTTTCTATGGCACAAACATTACTATTACCGATGACCTTATTTTAAGTAAGACCACTGGTACATATCAATCTACTCCTGGATTATTTGATATTCAATTAAATGATGTTATTATCGCTTCACAATCTGGGGTTGTTGCTAGAATCACATCTACAGCACCATATACAGATCCAACCACTTTAGAAGTAGTTGAACAAGTAGAAATCTCTGAAGGTTCTACATTCTTTGGTCTGCTGTTTGATAGAATTGCTTCTATTACATATCCTAATGTTGTTATTGACGATATTTCACGTTCTCAAGTTTCTGTTGTTGAAGTTGGTGATAATGTAACCGAGTTCAATAGCAAATTCCCTGAAAATGAAAATGTAAATCATTACGTCATTCCTTATGACACTGCTTCGGGTGCTTTCACTGAAGGTGAATTCATCAGAAATTATAAATTAGAATTTGGTAACGAAAGTGGTGATTTTACTGATAACGAAGATCTTTCTGTAAGAAAACTTACATTAACCAATGAATTTGGAAATGGATTCTTCACTCTTGGACAAAACATTCGTACCAGAGATACTAAAGCAGAAGTTCTTGGATTCAATCAAGCACAAAAAGTAGTTTACCTCGGTAAACTTGGTAATAGTTTAGTAAGTGGAACAGATGCATATACAGTTAACTTTAATGCTGGTGCTCAAATCAATACTTACAATAAAAAGTATGGTTCTGGTTCTTTAGCTCTTTCTAAGGGAACTGGTGTTCATGCATTTGTAAGTGGAACTGCAGATTCTATTTCTGATGGGTCTCTTACATATACTGCAGCTACAGGAACAACATACGACCCATTTACTGGAGTCTTATTATTAGAGATTGGAGCGCACGCGCTTACCACATCGGATACAGTAACTATTACCGATAACACACTTACATTCACTTGTGCATCTGATAATAATACTAATAATTACACATATCCTCGTGCTACTGATCCTGCCTCTGGTAGTGCTCGTGCTATTAGTGCAGTTACCGCTACCACAATTACGGTTAATGTGGGCGCAGTTCCTATTGACGAATATCTAGATATTGCAACGGCATCTAATTTCGGTTTTGGTACGGGTGAATTTACTATTGAATGCTACATCAAAACAACCACTATTGCTACAGGAGCAAAAGTTATTTGCGACTTTAGGTCTGCAGTCAACGATTCTGCTGCACAGTTGGTCCTTAATGGCAATACAATTCAGTACAATAGAACTAACGGTGGAATCACTATTAATGGCGCTACAACGCTCCTAGTAGACACCTGGTATCATGTTGCAGTGTCTAGAACTGCAGGTGTTGTAAGACTTTATTTGGACGGCGTACAGCAAGGTACAGACACTGCTGACGTTACCAACTATGGAACGACTAGACCCGTACATATCGGTTCTGATTATGCTGGCAGTGATAATTTCGCTGGATACATTGACGAATTTAGAGTTTCTAATATTGGTCGCTATGCTGCTGCCTTTACTCCACGTAATGGCATGTTCCAAGGTGATACAAATACAAAACTATTACTACACTTCGACGAAACACAGGGAGCAACATCTGTTCAAGATTGGTCTGGTATTGAAGACTTTACCAAAGGTGAGTTCTTTAACAATGATGCAATTAAAGCAAATACTGATGCTAACGGTAGTGCAGTAGTTGCTGGATTCACTGGAAATTCTCACAGATACTTGGATGCTGCAACTTTACTAGAGAAGAATGCAGTCTTTGTTGCAAAAGAAACTGTATCTCTACTGAGATCGAGATATCCAGAACTTGTTGTTCCAGGTACTCGCTTTACTCCAACTGGTGCAACTTATGATGCTGCAACTGGTCTATTGTCATTGACAGTGACTGGAAATACGTTTACAAATGGTGGAACAATAACTCCCACAACTGCATCTTACGTTCCTGCAACGGGTGTATTGACCATCACGAGGGCTGGTCATGGTGTGATAAATGGTGACAAAATTAATATTAAAGTTGGTGGTATTACATTCACATGTGCTACAGATAGTAATGCCACAAATCATCCTTATCCCCGTTCCACAGACCCTGTTGCTGGTAAATGGTTGACAGTTTCTAATGTATCTGCAAATACATTTGATGTTAATGTTGGTATTTCTAGTGATACATCATCACATACTTTTGTTAGTGCTTTAACGGATGCGATTACTGTTGAGAAAGATAGAATTAAGATCAATGATAATGCATTGACCTTTACTTGTGCGATGGATGGAAATGCTACTAATAAGACATATCCTCGTGTAACGGATCCAGCATCTAAGGATGTTGCTCTTCCAATCGTATCTTCTAGCAGTAATAATTTAACAGTTAATGTTGGACCTTCTCCTTTAGTTAATTTCCAACCATCTACTGCAACATATGATCCTGCAACTGGTGCATTCGTAATGACGATTGCTAATCATACAATCAATGCTGGAACTGATATTAGATTGTCTGCCAACGCATTTGCATTCACCTGCACTCAAGATGGTAACACCTTAGAGAAAACATATCCTCGTGTAACGGATCCTGCATATAATACTTCTCTTGCAGTTACTGCAGTCGGAACATCAACACAAGATATTGGTAGTGCAACATATGATCCTGCAACTGGTATTCTAACAGTCAATACTTCTGGTGCTCACTCATTATCAACTGGTAATAGAATTCAAATTGCTGACAATTCATTAACATTCACATGTGCTTATGATAGTAATGCCACAAATCATACATATCCAAGACAAACTGATCCTATCAGGGGTGAGTGGGTTGCAGTAACGGTTGTTGATAGTGATACATTTACAATCGATATTGGAAAATCTAGTGATACATCTACACACGCATTTGTATCTGCAACTACTGGCGCACTAATCAAACAAACTGGAACTGTAACTATTAACGTTGGAGTTTCTGCACAGGCAGATCAATATGCTCATACCTTTGTATCTGCTGCAGCAAATGCAGTTGTTACTGGTGGTAACTACTTACATACATTCGTATCTGCAGTCACAGACAGTGTTGCTGCTGATGAAGGTATTAATTGTGAAGATGATATTCAGGATATTGTTAAATCTATTGTTGAAGATCTTCGCAATGGTACAAACAATCACATCTGGGATGCCGCAGCACTATATGTTGATAGAACAGACCTCAATGCTATAGCTCTTAACCATGTTGAGACTGAGATTGATGAAACTGTATGGGCATATAATAAAGTTGGAGATATCATTCCTTATATTGTTAACAACGTTCTTTGGAGTGTATCTGGTTCTCATGGTGTAACACAATTTACTGATACTACTCTTACCGATTCTGATAATACAGTATATGCACAATTCACTCCTACGGGAGCGACATATGATTCGGCAACAGGTGATATGGTTCTGACCATTGGTAGTCATAGTTTAACTACTTCAGACCAAGTTTCTATTGCTGCAGGAAGTCTTACTTTCACCTGCAGTTCCGACAATAATGAAACACAGCATTCATATCCCAGAATTGACGACCCCTTCTACAATAAAGTTCTTGCCATTACTGCAGTAGCTGCTACTACAATTACAGTCAATGTTGGTATTTCTCCTGAGGGTCAAAGATATACTCATGTATTTGTTTCTGCCTCTTCCAATGCTATTAGTAAGTTAAATTACTCTACAGGAGACTGTGCTGATGTTAAGACTACGGTAGATAATTTACTTGATATTGTAATTGACACTCTAACTAATGCTGACCTTGCTTCTCCAGTTGATCACTTAGGAACAATCACTAGAGTTGCTCCTACTGTTGAGTTTATCGGTGCTACGGTAGATGAATACTTAGAGATTCCTTTCGATGGTGATTATGTACTGAATAGTAGCGATACCCTCTACACTAATAAGATTGATGAAGCATCACAATATAGATTCCGTGATGCTGCAAATCTTATTAATTATAATAGAACGGCAATTGTTGATAAAGCAGCAGCAGATATGATTTCTAGATATCCAGACCTTTCTTTGGATATGCCAAGAAATACTGATGGTAGTGGTTCTGGAACTGAAAGATGTAAGCAAGACCTTGGATTAATCCTTGATGGTATTGCTAAAGACATTGAAAATGGCGGCAATAAGAATACACTTACTGCTGGTAAGTTCTATCTTGGTAATAATAATGAAATTCAGCATGTTAGATTGCAGTTATTCCAATCGATTTATGCTCATGAGCGTCTTGGTTTCTATTCCAAGCAAGCAATTACTGGTGACTTAACCAGTGATAATACTACAGCACTAATTATTGGTGATTGGGGTATTACAAATGATGCAGGTAACTGTGCAAACGTCCAATCTGCAATTGATACTTTAACCACTCAGTTAAATGATCTTATTGCTCCTACTGGTGCTGATTTTGCCACTGCAGCAGATAGACTATACTTCAATAAAGAGTATATTGCTACTGAAGCAACAGGACTTACTGATGCTGAGTTTACTTATATCTTAAATGGTATTACATACAGAGCATTCGATTATCCTGGCGTTGGTACTGCAGGCAAAACAAAATGTGAAAGAGACCTCAAACTCATTCTCCTTAGTGCTATTTCTGACCTTCAAACTGGTGGCACCAATAGTACAATTGAAGCAATCGAGTTATACTTAACTGCAAATCTCTCTATTGACCATATTGAAGAGCAACTGACATCTACGATTTATGCAATCGAGAGATTGAGAGGACTTGGTATTTCTGCTATAGAAAACGTTCTTTATAATGCTGGTAGTGTGGTATCTGCTGGACAGTATGCTGCATTACATACAGCAGAAACAGCATATCGTGATGCAATATCTGTAACTGATATTGAACCAGTTAAAGCAAAGTTTGGTGAGTTAATTGATATTGCAGTTAAGATTCTTTCTCCTGCAGGTATCAAAGGTAGATATGCTGCTCAACAGATTCTCTTCAATAAAAATTACTATAAGACCGAACTTGCCCTAACAATTGATAATGAGTTTGGGACAGGCAGTTGGGTTTATAATGATTATGTTGATGGAATTATCGATAATCTCTCTCATGATTTTGTAATTACCGATGTGACTTCTGGTAATACTCAACAATCAAGAAGAATTGCTGTTACTAAACAGGGTGTTATTAGTGAACTTCAGTTTACTTCTGGTGCTGGTTATAGAACCACTCCTACGATTACAATTCCTGCACCTGTATCTGGTGGAATTACAGCAACAGCAACAGCAGTATTAGAAGCATCTGGTTTAATTGATGCTATCACTATTGATAGTGCTGGTTCTGGATTTGATATGCCTCCAGTTGTTATTATGTCTGGTTCTAATGTATCGAATGATGGCATTACGGCAACTCTTTCTGGAGGTACTGTTAATTCTCTAACTTATGATGGTCGAGTATTCGATGCCGACGATTTCATTGGATTTGGTAGTGGTACTGAAGTTACCGATAGTGGTTCTGCTATTGGTACTGTTGGTGGGTTTAAGACTGGCGTCAGACACATTAAATTTGGTGCTGCAAGTGGTACTCGTGAAGCAACCGTATCTGATACCAATACCGAAAACTTAGACACTATCAGAGTATATGTCATTGCTGGTACTGGTTCTAATGGTGCTGCTGCACCTGGTGATAATGAGGACTTGAAGTTCCAATATTCCACTGACCAGGGCGGCACTTGGACTAATGCAGCAACTTTAATTTATGGCGGTTCTAATGGTGGAGCACAGAACTACACTAACTTCTCTGAAATTACTCCCGTCACGGTTTCAGTTCCTGTTGGAGCAAAAACCGAGGCAACTAGATTTAGAATCATCCAACCAACTTATACTGATGGATTCTTATATGACCACTATGCTGTTACTAGACTTGGTTTAGTAAGCAATAGTAAGCAATTTGAAGGTGTAGTAACTCTTAGTTTCGAGAATGCTCCTTCTGATTCTGGAACAACTACGGATCCTACAGCAACATTTAGCACTTTGAGAGTAGTTGAAAATATCATCATTACCGAACGTGGTAGAGGTTATGTTCCTGCAACTCCTCCAACCGTTACAATCAGTGGTGGTAGTCCTGACAGTGCAGCAACAATTACAAACGTTAACGTTGTTCTTGATACTGCAAGATTTAATAAAGGAGAAACTGTCACTTCTAGCGGTGGCGGAACTGCAACTGTCTTGGAAGATGTTGAATCCGTAATCTTTATTGGAAGTGTTACAGGTACGCTATTTGCTGATGGCGATTCTTTAACTGGTAGTATTAGCGGAACTGTTGCTGACATCAACGTCAGTGGAGTTGGTAGTGAGTTTGATTATTACACTAATGTTGGTAATATCCAGACATTTGCGGATGCTAGACTAATTACTTCGCCAATTGAGGGTGAATTCTCAACCACAAATCTATATACTAATCCTGAAGCATTCCAAGTCAATTGGACTCAGACTCGAACAACATTTGCTGCTAATACTGCCGTTGCACCAGATGGCACACTTACTGCAGATAAACTAAGAGCATCTACTGATGATGCTACACACATCGCTTCTAGAGATTATGCATTAGCGTCTTCCAACACATTCGATGATGGATCTCTTACATTCGATAATTCCTCCAACTCTTTTGATGAAGGTTCTTTAAGTGAAGGTGAGTCCCAAGTTTATACAATATCCACTTTCGTTAAGAAGGGAGAATATGAAAATGTTAGATTTGATGTCCGATTAGACACTGGAACACCTGGTGTACAGAGATTGTTCTTTGATGTCGATCTTAACAATGGTGATACTGGTTCTATCTTCCAACCTCAAGGTGGATTGATTGTTAAAAATAGAGAACTGTTAACTGTCAAAGAAATTGTAGTTAATACTAGATCTGCTATGACAGGAACTTATACAGGAGTTACTGGTTCATCGACTGGTGGACTTGGTGGAGTATTTGATATTGTCATTGACCACGAAAATGCACCAAATACTGCAGTAGTTACCGTTACTGATGGTGGTTCTGCATGGATTATAGATTCGGAAATATTGATTGATGGTGTCAGCATTGGTGGCGTATCAGGTCAAGATAATTTGAGATTTAATGTTGCCACCACAGAACCTGCTGGTGTGGGTGTTATTCCTTACGGTAATGGATGGTTTAGAGTCTATTCTACTATTGAATTCTCATTCGGATTCAGTAGCATTAGAAATCGGATACTCATGCGAGGTCCTAATAACGTCCCCACCTTTGCTGGAAACGGTAGTGATGGCATTTATCTTTGGGGTTCTAAACTCAATAAGGGGCAATTTGATGCTTATACATCTGTCGGTGGTGAAGTGTTCTATTCCAACTCTGAATATAACGCTAAGAGATATACTTTAGAAGTCCTAGAATCATATCTAGAATCTGCACTTGACGGAACCTTAACTTCTCCAGCACCACAATCAACATTCTTGGCATTTGATAATGCTACTTGGAGAGCGGGATATGACACCGATCCGTTCTTAAGAATTGCCAGAGAAAATATAGACTTCTACAGACAGCAATTAGATAATGCAACATATTATGTTGGTGTCACTCAAAACAGTGGTATTGTAGTTCCATCTAAGGAATATGGAATTACATACGTTCCTCCTGGAATTTCTGGTGGTCTTGGTAGAGCAGATTTCTTCTATGGTTTGTATAGTGATGCCAATGCCGAAATTAAGAGAATCAATGTAAATGAGGCGAAAATCGCTAAAGTTTATAAGAGATTCCGTATTGATGGAGATATTACTGATGGTCCATTCACGATGGGTGAGGCAGTTCAGAAACAGGGAGATGCCACTATAACTGGTACAGTATATCAATTCCATGAAGATGAAAATTACAAGTATCTGGATGTCGAAGTTACCGCAGGAACCTGGCAAATCTCTGATGTTATTGTAGGTCAGGCAAATACCACTACGGCAACGTTGAGTTCGATTGAAGATAGACTGCATGTTATTAAACTTGTGGGTGATTTTACTGAGGATATTCCTTTCCTTGGTTATACCTCTGGTCAGACAGCGCAACCTACAACGTTCTTGAGAAGTGAAGCAGCAGTTCTCGATAATTCTGGCGGTAGATTGACTGTAGATACTGAGACTTTAGTTGGCACCTTTGATAAAACCGCTGTTGTATATGGTGGCACAACTGACTTGTACATCGAAGTTCAGTCATACCAAGGACTTGACGTTACAATCGGAGATAGAATTATCTCAGGTGGTTATGTTCGCTTTGGTGTAAATTCTGCCGCTGATTTCACTGTAGGCAATTATGTTTACAAGTATGTTGGTGGTAAGGATGCTAGCAAGCGAGCTATTATTACGGGAGTTGACACCGTTAATAATTATGTTTATGTTGCACCTATTGATGGTGATTTCACAATTACTGAGCAAATCGCAGACTTTGGTACTGGGGGCGGCGGTGTAAATTATGAGGCACTTGCGACAATCTCTACTAAAATTACTGTTGAGGGTGGAGCATCTGCTAGGATTAATAACATCAGTGCCGTTGGTATTAACAAGCGCCTCTTCTTAAATGAAATCGTGGGAGCTTGGACAGAAAATGATTATGTTATTGCTGCTGATAATTACAAGTCTGTAATTTTGGACCTTGTTACTTCAAATGCTCGCGTTAAGAGAGCATCTAAAGGATTTGATGGTGTACAAACTACCTTCAATCTTACTATCAGTAACGGAACAGCATATCTACCTGACCCTGCAGGTCATATGCTCATCTTCGTTAATGGTATCCTACAACCTCCTGGTGCAGGTAATGCATATAATGCATTCTCTGATAAGATTCAGTTCGCTGAACCTCCTGATATCGGGTCCACCTTTACAGGATTCTATGTTGGTAAATTGAGACAACTTGATAACATTGGATTCGAGTTTGATTCTTTACGCCAGTCATTTAACCTCAAGAGAGATGAAGTGTTCTACTCATTGACACTTACGGAAGGTGTTAGATCTAGTACTATCAGACCAGAAAATAATATTATTGTTTCCTTGAATGGAGTCATTCAAGAACCTGGAGTTGGTTTTAGTATCGTTGGTTCGAGGATTATCTTCTCTGAAATTCCTCGCGTAGGTTCTACATTCGTAGCGTTCTCATACGTTGGTTCTGAAGCTGACGTTGATGCTTCGGAAGTTGTTCCTCCTATCGAACCAGGAGATTTACTTTCCATTGAAGGTGAAACTGAAGACCGCGAGGTTGCTGTTATTGAATCGTCCAACTCCTTGATTACATTCGATTATCTTGGGTCTGTATTTGGACAAAATGCTGAGGCAACAGCAGTTCTTACTAATGGATTTATCGAAACCGTCAGTATTACTGCACCAGGTTCTGGTTATACTTCACGACCTATTGTGAGAGTTGACTCTATCAGTGGATTTAACGCACAGATTAGGGCAATCGTTGGTATTGCTAATGTGGAAGTTAATTCTGTTGGCAGTAGCTACAAGAATCCTAATGTCTTAGTTGAGAGTGAAGTTCCTGATGATTGGACCGCACCAAATCTCGCAGATTACGGTGAAGAGATTATTGATCCTGAGGTCCTCCCATAACATATAAATAACTAAAAACCTACAACGATGACAAAACAATCACTTGGTTTAGGTACTACAGCAAATGACAACACGGGGGATACCCTTCGTGTTGGTGGTGATAAAATTAATGACAACTTTGATGAAATTTATTCTGCTTTTGGTAACGGAACTAATCTAACCCTTAACGTTAGCAACGCTGCAACAAACCAAGTGTTGAAGTATAACGGAACCAGTTTTGTACCTGGAGATCTAGGTCTCCTAACAACAGCATTAGATGTAAATAATAATAATATTACATCATCAAGTAACAATAACATTTCTTTAGTTCCAAATGGTACTGGAGATTTGAGGATTGTTGCAGGTTCTATCACTTCAACCTTTGATGGTGATGATGGGACCGTAGATTTTCCTACAAAAATTAGATATATCAATGAATACACCAGTCTTGGTGTAGCTCCTGCATCAGCAACATATACTGGATATTTTTTCACTGTTGACGGAGATGACAACCCCTATGTAAATATTAATGTAACTGCGGGTGGTGTTGGTGATACTGCAGCGAAGATAGCGACAGAATATTCGAGTATTGATTTTTTAAATGATGTTGACACTACTACAGTTGCACCTGCTAATGACCAGGTATTAAAGTGGAGTGCTTCTTCCAGTAAGTGGATTCCTCAAGACGACCAGTCTGGACTCACAGCATTAAATTTGTTCCAAACTGTTACTGCTGATACAGGTAGTACTACTGCAAACAGTGGAACTGATACTTTAATTATTGCGGGAGGCACTGATATTGATACAGCAATTGTTGGAGATACTGTAACAGTTAATTTTTCTGGAGTTGTTCCAAGTACATTAGATACTCTATCAAATGTTGATTTGAGTAGTCTGGTGCAAGGTGATAGTTTCTATTATAACGGCACAAATTGGGTTAGAAGTCAAAGTCCTTTAACTTGGTTTGAACTGGGTTCTAATGGATTTAATCACTTTACTTTTAGTGGTGCTGGATTTCCTGTAACACAAGATGACCCAACCATTTACGTTTATAGGGGATTCACTTACGCTTTTGACAATAGTTCAAATGGCGCAAGTCATCCATTGAGAATTCAATCAACAACAGGACTTTCTGGGAATCCATACACTGTTGGACAGTCTGGTAATGGTACTTCAGTTCTCTATTGGACTGTTCCTATGGATGCTCCTACAACACTGTATTATCAGTGTACCGTACACGCCGCCATGGCTGGCACTATCGTCGTAGTAAACTAATAAAGTAAATGGCAAGAACAGTTCCTGGCTCTGGCGCAGAGATTAAACCAATCTTTGACAAATTATTTGGCGTTCGCGCAGTAGAGGTTATTAATCCTGGAAGTGGATATGACCCTGAAGATCCTCCAAGATTAACGGTCACTGGTTGTGGGACACCTAGTGAAGAATGTTTACTATATCCTATCATTGATGGTCCTTCAGGTAAGATTGTTCATGTACGTGTTCTTAGTAGGGGTAGGGGGTATGACCCATTAAGACTTAATATTATCCCCTCGGCAGAAACTACTGGTGTTGTAGATTCTTTTGATGTTAATAGAATTTGGCAAAGTCATCCAAACTCACCAACTTTAGGAACCTTCCAATCCGATACGGATAGACTCAGAATTGTATCTGATAATGACCCCAAACCCGCTGATATTTTCTCAGAACGTTCTGGTGGAGCGGGTTCTATTGTAGATAGAAGTTTCGATCAAACTTTCATTTATAGAGGGGGTAAGCAAGTACCTTTTGGTCAAAATAGACCTTTTCAGAAGAATAAATCACTTGGCATTATGGCCAATGGTACATTACTCCATACACCAGAATGGGGAAATGCAGTTGGTGGTGCTCCAGAAGGATTTGAATTAGATACAGTCTATAATGATAACCCTAAGAATACTGATGTATACGATGGAATTATCGATAATCAAACTTATTACTATCAGTCATCTAAATTAGTTGAGCATTTTAAAACTACACATGGAGTGCTTGATTGGGGATTGCATGAAGTTTTTACTTGGAATGTAAAAACTGAAGTTGATAATGTATTACTAACTGTATCTGGTATTGATGAAGTTCTTAATCCTATGGAGGTAGGAAGAACAGTATTAAAGATTGGGGATAATTCTGTATCTGGAGAAATTGCAAAAATTATAAGAGATGGTAATAATTTAATCACCTCAGTCTATATTAGACAAGTAACTGGAGTGTTTACTGTAGAAGATAGAATATTGGGTTCTACTGGATTTTCATTCACAGTTTCTACAGAACCCACAACATTCCCTGCAGGTATTTTTTATATTGACTTTGGCGTAGAGGCTGAGGAGTTTGGACCTTTTATTGCAGGACAATATTATCTCGCTCCAGAGAATATTAAAGTTAAACGGAATTATGTAATTATTTGGAATCAGGATGATCCTAGTAATCAAGTTAGTGATACTTTTCCTTTTGGACATCCAATGCAATTCAGTACCACACAAGATGGTATATTGAATGCTGGTACTTTATATTATAATAGTACTGGAGCATCAGGTGCTCTCGGAACCGATTATGAAAATCCGTTCCGAGCATTATTCATTATGAATGCTGACGAAACTAATAGAATTTACTATTATTGTCAGTATCACCGTTATATGTCTGGTTATGCTGGGCATGAAGGGTATATGGTTCTTGATACTGAAATTGAAGATGAAGAACCCGAAAATAATTATTATATCAGAGATTACTACAATGAAGATGTTGTAATTCTACCTGATGAGATTCAAACTCAGTATACAGGTTCACTCGCTAGTTTTCTGAACATAGGAATTGAAGATGGTGGAAATGGTACTGGAACATCTGGTGGATTTGATATTGGTAGGCATATTGTATTTGGAAGACAAGCTGGTAACAGACAACTCAGACTATATTTAGATCTCCGCAATGTGTCTACGTTGACATTTGAAGTTATCAGGGGAACTGATACCAATGGCGGCGAAAATCCTGATAATGTTCAAGAAAGTCTTAGAGTCTTTTTTGGTGGTACTGCATATGGTTCTAGTGTCCTAGTTTCATATAACAACTATAACTTCGATACTTTAAATAGTGTAACTATAAGTATTCCTCCAGACTCCAGAAAAGAAAATCAACTTGTTTACGTTTACCAATTTGGCAACAGTGGTACTGGTTTTGATTCTTATGGACTTAAGTCTATAACTTATGGTGGTGGAGTACAGGATTTATCTCGTCATCCTGACGGACATTCTAAAATTTTGGGTATGTCCTTTGACGGTTATCCCATTTATGGACCATATGGATATTTTGGATCTAATAACTCTGTAGTAAGAGCATCCTCCTCATATCGTCTCAAATCTGGTATTGAAGTAGACGGAGCAAGACCCGAACAAGTTGCTGCAGAAACAGTCACGTATGCTGTTACTGTTAGTAATAATAAATTTTTATATGATGCTGCCTCTCCATCCTTCCTGAATCTGAAGCGAGGTAAAACTTACGTTTTCAATCAGGATGATTCTTCTAATGATGGAAATATTTTACTACTATCTACTGCTGAAGATGGTTGGCATCCTGCATCAGACCTTTCAGATATTGCAAATAAACTGAATTTATATGAACATCCAAGTATTACATACACTCTGGATGGTTCTTCTGTAACTTATGACAATTATATTTCGGGATTTATTTCTGCAACTACAAGGTCATTAACTATTGCAATGCCTTCGGACTCACCTAGAGTTTTAAATTCTTTTAGTTATGCTAATGCATCCTATGGAATAAGAACTGTTCAAGATGGTTATGCCATGGGTAGTCTTTATCAAGATTACATTTATGATGAGACTGCAGGCACCCTAGATGAACATAATGGTAGTTACATATCTACTCCAGAATATCCTAATGGAACATATGCATATTTTTTAACAGAAGATTCTTCAGGCAATCCAACTTTTCCATATTGCGTCGGACCAACATATTTTGGAACACCTTTGTTTGAAGGTGATACTGTTCCAGATTTAGCAACAGAAGTTCCCACTATTGCTGAGGGCAATGTAGTTTTAGAAGACGATGGAACTGTATCATACATTCAAATGACTAAAACTGGAGATGGATATTTTTCTCCTGCAGTGGCACAAATTATCGGTGGAGAAGGTTCTGGTGCAACCGCATCTCCTGTAGTTCAATCAGTTACAGGATTGACTCTACTTAATGAAGGTAGATCATTTGCAACCCCTCCAACTTTGATATTTGAAGGTGGTGGTGGACAGGGTGCTCAGGGTGCTGCCTCTATTAGTTCTTTAGGCAAAGTTACGAGTATCAATATTATTGATGAGGGTGATTTTTATCAAACTTCCCCATACATCTTAATTGATGGTGGAGGAGGACAGGGTGCGAAGGCAATTGCCAATATTAATCAAGGTGTAATAACGAGTATAGATGTTCTTGACCAGGGTGGTGGTTATGTAAATCCTCCTAATATCATCTTCACAAAACTGATTAACTTGAAGAGGACTACAAAAGCCAGACAATCATTCAATAGTGCTTTCCAATACCTTACTGGTCTTACTAAAGATATTGATGCATCTTCTGAAGAAATTTTTGTATCATCTACAGATGCATTCCCTGGTTCTGGTACATTCCTTCTCAATAATGAGATTGTTACATATACTGGAAAAAGCAGAGGAAAGTTTACAGGTCTTACTAGAGGAACCAACTTTAATTACGACCAAAGGATAATTCTTGATACATCACAAGATGTTGCTGGTATTTCCAACTACAACTTTAATGTTGGTGATAGAGTTATTAGAAGGGTTGAAACTGCTAGTAGTAAGATTGCCAAGGTTTACGATTGGAGACCAAGCACTAGGGAATTATTTGTAACTTTTGAAGTTGACGAACTGGCATTTATTGATGCTGGTATTGCCTCTACAGAAGATGCCATTGTTCAATTTAATGCTGGATTACCAGAAAGTGCTGGAGGATCAGCACTTCCACATACAACAGAAGTTAGTATAGGTTCTCAAATCTTTAGATTGCAGTTGACTGGAATTGTAACTGTCGATGATATCGACTTTGTTGACATTGCAGAGAACGATGGTGCTGGAGATGGTATTCCTGATTTGTCAAATGCAGGAACGGATTACGAAAATCAAATTAGTTTAGACGGCGGAATCTTCAATTCACTATATGGTATTGAAGAAACACAAGGTGGTACAAATACCACTCTATTTGCTATTGGTGATAATATCCTAGATGCAACTCCATTCCCTGAGCAAAAATTCGCAACTGTTTCTACTGCGGGTGGATTGTCCGAGGGTGTCGAACATTCAGCACAAGTTAAGATTACCTTAGATAAGGCCGATGGAAATGGTCAAAATTATGGAGTGAATGAGATTGTAACAGGCGATCTTTCTGGAGTTACTGGAACAGTAGTTTCTTGGGATACTTCAACGGGTATATTGGTTGTTCAAAGTATTACACCATTTAATACAGGTAATGTTAATATTGGTGTTAACGGTTTCCTAAACGAATTTTCTGCTAGGAGTTCAATTGTCGATATCGTTGTACAAGAACCTGGTACAAACTATTCAGCACCACCAACTGTAGTTATTGAAAATGCTGGTGATATTCAATCAACAGCGGTTGCAGTAATGACAGTAGCAGGTGACCAAGTTAGTTCTGTAACTATTAGTAATGGTGGATATGGTTATAAGCAGGAAATTACAACTAATATTTTACACCCAACAATTACATTTACTAATGATGTATCAGATACAACTGGTTCTGGTGCGATAGCATATGCTATCTTAGGAGGTGAGAAAATAGCAGGTAGTGCTGGTGCTTCTTATCGCATTAAAAATATTGAATATCAGACGGTTGTACAAACCTCATAAATAGACTAGTAGAGGAACGTATCCCCTTATCAAATGGCAGCTTTACTTACTGATCAGTTTAGAATTTATTCCGCGAATAAATTTATCAAATCGCTTGAAGGTCCCGATGCTAACCAAAGCGATGCAGCTGCGGGTGAGGACAGAGACAGAGTGTACCTATTCATTGGTAGACCCCAATCTTGGGATAATGAAAATTCTCCCCCTCAAGCAGTAGATTCTTTTCAAGAATTCTCAAATTCTTTTGATGACATGATTTCTCTGAAGCGAGTTCTTGCTTCAGACACAATTCAGGTTGTTAGGAGAATCGATTGGGTTTCTCCCGAAGAAACTACGGGTGGACTAGGTTTTACTTATGACATGTATCGTCATGACTATTCTCCTAGTAAGACAGCATCTTCTGGTGCCACTAAATTATATGATTCGGATTTCTATGTTGTAAATTCTCAATATCAGGTATATAAGTGCATTTATAACGGAACTTCCCCATCAGATCCTAACGGCAAACCTTCTACAGTTGAACCTACTGGTACTTCTACATCTATTATTACTACTGGCGATGGATATCGTTGGAAGTATATGTACACTATTCCAGTTGCTTCAGTTCTTAAGTTTTTCTCCAACGATTACATGCCCGTCTTTGCAAATGACGCGGTAAGAACTAATGCTGTTGCTGGAGAAATTGATAGCGTTGTTATCAACTCTTCTGGTTCTGGATATAATAATGGAACTTATGATAATGTTGCCATTAATGGCGATGGTGCTGGTGGTAGATTATCTATTGTTGTTGATGGTGGTAAGATTATTTCTTCTACCGTTACATCTGGTGGTACTGGATATACATTCGGTAAAGTTAGTGTAGATAATATTACTGGTATTGGTACAGGTACTGGTGCTCAAATTGACGTTATTATTCCTCCCCCAGGTGGACATGGCGAGTCTCCATCAATTGAGTTGGGTGCTTTTAGGGTTATGATTAATGCCAAACTTTCATACGATGAAGGTGCTGGCGACTTCCCAATTGACAATGATTATCGTCGTATTGGTCTGATTACTAACCCATTAAAGTTCGGCACCGAAGAACTTATTGCAGACCTCACAGTGTCTGCAGCAAAAGCAGTTATCTTCTCTCCAACTTTCCAGGGAAATTATGCACCCGATGAAATTATCACTCAAAGTAGGGTTGTTGGTGGTCAAACTACAACTGCTCGCGGACGAGTAATTTCTTGGAATCCCACAACCAAACTTCTGAAGTATTATCAGAACGCTGTTGATGGTATTTTCCCAGAAGTTACAGGTACACAAAACGAATTCGATGGTTCTAATGCCATCGCTGGTGCAACTTCAGGTGCAGCTGGGCAACCAGATGTAAATTTTCCTGCAGTTCCCAATACTTCTTCTAGAACTATTAACAATACCGAATATGATTTGGGTATGAAATTTAATAATGGATATGCTAAACCAGAAATTAAATCTGGAAGCGGTCAAGTTGTTTATATAGATAATAGAAGAGCAATTAGTCGTGCAAACGACCAAGTAGAAGACATCAAAATCGTAATCGAGTTCTAATGGCACAAAATACAAATCTCAACGTCTCTCCTTATTACGACGACTTTGATAAGGATAAGAATTTCTATAGGGTATTGTTTCGTCCTGGATTCCCAATTCAGGCAAGAGAACTTACTACGATGCAAAGCGTCCTGCAAAGGCAGGTAGAGAGTGTAGGTCAGCATTTATTCAAAGATGGCGCAATGGTCATCCCAGGTCAAGTTGGTTATGACCTGAATGTTGATGCCATCATGCTCCAAGAGTCGTTTCTTGGTGCTAATGTTGAAGATTATAGAACTCAACTAGCTGGAAAAATTATTGAAGGATTGACTTCTGGAATTAAAGCAAAAGTGCTTTATACTGTCTCAGAAACAGAATCCGAAAAGAATTACATTACACTGTATGTAAAGTATATCGAATCTGGTGGTGAAGGAAACACCCAGACAGTATTTTCAGATAATGAGCAGTTGGTCACCGATACAGAAATTACTTTCGGGACTTCATTGATTGAGGTTGGATCTCCTTTTGCACAACTTCTTCCAACAAGCTCGATTCAGTCTGGTTCTGTTGCTTATATCCAGGAAGGTGTATACTTTATTCGGGGTTTCTTTGTAGACGTTCCCTATCAGTATATTCTTCTTGATCAGTATGGAACTACTCCCCAATACAGAATTGGTTTAGATATTTTAGAGTCTATTGTAACACCAGAAGATGATAGCAGTCTGAATGATAATGCAGCAGGAACTTCAAACTATGCTGCTCCTGGTTCTCATAGATTTAAAGTTAGCACTAGATTAAGTAAGAAACTTCTTTCTGATGACGCAGACAAAGATTTCATCGAACTACTTCGTATCAATGGTAGTAGGGTTGAAAATCTCGTAGATAGAAGTGCATATAATGAACTTGAAAGGACAATGGCCACCAGGACTTATGAAGAGTCTGGTGACTACACTGTCAACGATTTCCAAATTTTGATGAGAGAAAATTTGGATGATGGATTTAATAATGGTGTTTATGAGGCTGGTGCAATCACTTCGGGTGGAAACACAGCAGCAGAAAAATATTATTCAGTTGAAATTGGACCAGGTGCTGCATATGTAAAGGGATATAGAATTAAAACTCTATCTCCAACATATGTCGATCTCTTAAAACCAAGAGTTACTGATGCTAGGCAAAATGGTATCATTCCTTTTGAATTGGGGAACTATAGTAATGTTGATAATATTTGGGGATTCCCAAACTTTACAGGTTCGTCTGTTAGCAACGCATATCAAACAGTAGAATTTAGAGATAGTGCTACTGTTACTCCTGGTGTATCTGCTGGCAATATCATTGGTTATGGTCGATTCAATTCACTAGAATATTCTAGTGATACAGATCAAAACTTTGGAAATGCCAATGACAGATACAAAGCAAATCTGTTTGATGTGCAGATGATTACCATCTTGCAACTTGCTTCTCAGGTTAATATTAACGAAGGTTCTATGATCAGAGGTGCATCTTCTGGTGCAACAGGACTAGTTGTAGGTGCAGAATCGTCGGATGACCATATTCAAATCTATCAAGTAAATGGTTCTTTCCAAGATGGTGAGATGACCACCATCGATGGCATCGCTCTAGATGTTATTGTCGATACTTATAAGTATCAGTATTCAGATTCAAGACAGATTGTTGGAAGAGATGAGGGAACTCAACAGATTGAATTTACTGCAGATTTAATCTTAGAAGATAACTACTCTATTAATGGTGCAACATTTACCTATGATGACGTTGATGGTGACGTATTAACTGTTGATACTCTTGTGGGTGGTACTGGTTACCCTGATACTGGTACTGCAATCGTCACAACTGCTTCTGGTTCAGGTACAGGGTTAACTTTAGATTTCACTGCATCCAGTGGAGTTATCACGTCAACTACTATCAATGTTCCTGGAACAGGATATGTTGTTGATGAAACTATTACTATTACAAACTCCAGAGCTAGTGGTGTTAATACATTAGGTGCTATTGCTACTGCAGGCACTGGATATACTGCTACTACTGGACTTGCAACAACTTCAGCTGGTTCTGGTACTGGTCTTATTGTTGATATTACTGCAGATGCTAATGGTGCTGTTCAAACAGTAGCAGTTAATTCTTCAGCATTATCTGATGGTAGTGGATATGCAAATGCAGAATTAATTACGATTACGAACGTAAATGCATCTGGAATCGCTACTATTGACACTATCAGTGCTGCTGATGCCAGTAGAACGGAAGGAACATATACGATTACAGCATCCGATTACACTACAGATGCTTCTGGTAGTGGTGCTACATTTACTATTGCTGTTGATGGTACAGGTGCAGCAACTATTGTTATTACTGACGACGGTACAGGATTTGTAGTAGATGAGACCTTTACAATTGTTGATGGAAATCTTGGAGGTGGCGGTGGTGCATCACTAACGTTTGATGTAGCGACAATTCATGGGAATGGATGTACGATTCCAGTGTCTGCCATCCATGGAAATGGAGCGACTGTCGATATTGCATCTGTTGGTACTCATCAAATTGTTGGTCTCAATTCCAATTTTGGAGCAGATTTAAGACCTGGCGATAGAATTTACTTCAGTGAGACAACATTTGTTGATGTTGATAAAGTAAATCCAGCATCATTAAGTACATCTTCGGATAACTTTATCTTTGATAATGCAAATCAAATCGTAAATGTTACTCCACCTTCAGCAAACTTCCCAACGCCAGGAACATTCACTGCAGCAATTCGCTATCGCGCTTCTCTCTTTGGTAATGAAGAGACAACAGATCTTATTACTCAAATGCCAAAAGAGTATATTAGGTCTATTTCTGACGAATCTATGACTGTCAGGAGAACATTTGATTCTCAGACACCTGCAGGCGATTCTGTTTCTATCACATTACCAGAAAACGAACAGTTCTCTGCAATTTCAGCAGTCAACTTCTCATTCACTGTATTGGGTAGTAGTAATGCATCTTATCCTGTAGGTTCTCAGATACCACTTGCAACTGGCGATGCTGGTGCTTTTGGTTTCACCTCATTCACTTCTGCAGATAGAACAACTCTCCAAATTGATAACTTAACTAATATATCGTCAATTAAAGTTACTGCAACTATTTCTAAAAATGTTGTGCAGAGAAAAACAAAATCTCCTCAACAGATGTTTGTTTTAAAAGTCAATAAGACTGTCGATAACTTAGATAAGCAGAATTACAATTTAACATACTCCAATCTTTATGGCACTAGAATTCAAGATCAAGAAATTTCCTTAGGTCTTACAGATGCTTATAAATTACATGCTGTTTATGAATCTTTAGACAATAACGATCCTGTAATTCCTTCAATCACTTTAGTTGAACCTAAGTTCTTTAAGACTGGTTCTGTTATTGCTGGCAAATCTTCTGGTGCAAGAGCTCGTGTAGTTGAATTCGATTCATCTACATTAAAACTTACTCTCGTTTACATCTCAGGTAAGTTTACTTTAGGAGAAACTGTTAATGGTGTTGATAGTAATGAAGATGCAGTTGTCGGAATTATTAATGATGCCGATGGTTCTGTTATTGAGGGTTCTAAAGATGTAACTAATAGATATGCATTATCGCCATCTCAAACAGGATTTATGTATGATTGCTCCAGACTTATTCGTCTGAAGGGATTTGCACTTCCTATTAGAAAGTTAAAAATTGTTATTGATTATTATAGTCATTCTGCTACAGGTGATTATTTTGGTGGTCAGTCCTATCTGAACACCAGTTATAAAGACATTCCTTTCTTTGCATCCAAATATCTTGCCGATTATCTAGATTTCCGTCCTGGAATTAAGAGTCTTTATAACGGTGATGGAACTGTAGCATCTCCTGCATTTGTAAATTGTTCCACATTCGATTTCAAATCAAGAGTATTCAATGTTAGTGGTAATCCTACTGGAACTATTTTTGATATTCCTAAGTTGGATAGCGATTTCCGTTGTGATTATGATTGGTATCTTTCTAGAATTGACAAACTATTCCTTACTCCTGATGGCGATTTCCAAGTCATTACTGGTAAAGATGCAGAAGAACCAATTTTACCCGATGATATTGCCGAAGGTATGCTTTTAGCAACACTTCAGCACAAACCATATGGATTTGAACCTGATCAAGATGTTCTGATTACTCTTTCTGAGAACAAACGATTTACCATGAGAGATATTGGTAAAATTGAAACTCGTTTAAATCAGGTCGAATACTACACCTCTCTTAATATGTTGGAGAGTAATACCTTATCATTAGAACTTACTGATGCAGATGGATTCAATCGTTTGAAGAATGGATTCTTTGTAGATGACTTTACAGATCATTCTAAGTGTGAGATGTCAGACCCCGATTTTGCTAGTTCTCTAGATTTTCAGGAAGGTTCGTGCCATCCTTCTCATTACACAACTAATGTCACAATGGAGGTTAATGAAGCATTATCTGCAAATTATCAAATAACAGGACCACTAATTACTCTCCCCTACACAGAACTCAATATTATTGAGCAACCATACGCTTCTCGTGTTGAAAATGTCAACCCATTCAATGTATTTACATATATTGGAAGAATTGATTTGACACCAGCTTCAGATGATTGGGTAGATACTACGAGAATTCCTAGACGAGTGACTAACATTGAAGGAGACTTTAATGCAACAGCAGAAAGATTAAATGTAGACCAAAATGGATTTGCTCCTACTCAATGGAATTCTTGGAATACTACTTGGAGAACAGTTAGAAGAAGAAGAGGACGTACATGGCGTTCTAGACGACGCTCTGCGTGGGGAAGAGGTCTCGCACTTATGCGTAGAAGAAGGATTATTACCACACGAGGTCAAGTTAGGACTGGTATCAGAACTCAAGTTACTCCTAGAATTGATGAGCGTAGTTTAGGTGATTCCGTCGTCGCAAGAACAACGATTCCATGGATTCGTTCCAGGAATGTACGACTTGATGTCGCAAGGATGAAGCCAAGAACTAAGTTCTATGCATTCTTTGATGGTAAAAAGATTGATGATTACATCACACCAAAACTCATTGAATTAATTAAAGACCCCGCAGTTGATAATAGAACAAATTCTACTCCATTTGTTGTTGGTGAAACTGTAACTGGTCTTACTAGTGGTGCCAAGTTTGTTGTACTGCCACCAAATGGTTTCTATACTTATAGTCCATATGATGATACAGAACTTCCGGCTTCATATTCTTCTACAACTGCGCTTCTCAATGTTAATGTTTTGACGGCGGCACGTCAAGCAGCAGGTAAGTCTTATGGTAATTTCCAAGTAGGTGAAATTATCGAAGGCGAATCTGGGGCACGAGCAGTCATGGCAAATAGAAGATTGGTATCTGATAGAACTGGTAAATTTAGAGCATCATTCTTTATTCCTCCAGCAACACCTGATATAGTAGTTCAAGGCGGTCCTGGAGAACCTGCACCTCCAATTGCAGACCCTGCTCCTCGTTGGGCAACTGGCACAAGAACAATTCGTCTGACTACTAATGAAACTGATAGTCGTTTAGCTGGTGCTGTTGATTCTGCTGCAGAAGCAGAATATCAAGCATCGGGAACATTGAATACTTTGCAAGAAAATGTTCTTGCTATTCGTAATGCCGATATTGTTCGTGATACAGTAACTCAATCCAGAACTGTTCGTACTACTCGTACTAGGAATAGGCAAGTTGGTTGGTGGGATCCTCTTGCACAATCATTCTTGATTGAAGAAGAAGGTGGTGTATTTGTATCGTCTGTAGACATTTATTTCAATACAAAGGATACCAATATTCCAATCTCTATGCAGATTAGAACTATGGAGAATGGTTATCCTACTGCAAATATCCTTCCATTCTCTGATGTTACTATTGTTCCTGAAGATATTCAAACTTCAGAAACAGGTGCTATTGCAACCAACTTTGTTTTCAGGGCACCTGTCTACATTCCACCATCAATTGAACATTGTTTTGTCTTGTTCTCTGACTCTAATGAATATAAAGTCTGGATTTCAAGAATGGGTGAAGTTGATATTACTGGGGATAGAACAATCTCTGAGCAACCATATGCAGGTGTCTTGTTTAAGTCACAGAACGCAACAACATGGACTGCTGACCAGTACGAAGATCTCAAATTCAATCTTTATAGAGCAGATTTTGATACAACTGCAACTTCTACAGTAGTCTTTAATAATGCAGAACTTGATATTGGTAATAATGGTAAGTTGAAGTTGAGATCAGAACCTGTTCAAACTTTCCAACCATCTTTAAAACTAGTTCTTAATGACAACTCATTAAATTACACAATTGGTGCAAGATTGTATCAAAAAACTACTCTTTCTGAGGGTACAATTACTGCAATTACTGATGTGGGATCAGTAAGAACTTTAACCATTAACGATGTTAGTGGTGCTTGGCAAGCAGGTTCTGATACAGGTGGTGTAATTACAAATAGAATTGTGTCATCCAAAACTACTGCAACACTGGTTGTTACTGGAACTTCAGGTGATTTCACTGTTGGTGAAACTATTACAGGAAATTCTTCTACTGCTCCTACTGCAGAAATTGTAACTTGGACCTCTGGAACTAATACGTTGACACTGAAGTATGTTTCTACAGAGTTTACTCCTTCGACAGAAACTATTACAGGTGGAACTTCTGGTGCTACTGCAACAGTTAATACTATTGCTTATAGTGGAGATACCACTACAGGAAGTCCTGCATCTATCACTGATTCGTATGCAACTACTACTCCAACTTACGCTACAAGTGAGAAACTGGTTAGAATCTTACATTCAAATCATGGTATGCACGATCTTGATAACAATGTAACTATCGAGGGGATTACATCTGAAATTAATCCCACCTTCTTGACTTCTTCTATCTCAACTAGCGATTTATCGGTACTCGTTAATGACGCCATTGCATTCCATTCAAGAATCGATGGTGCTAATATCGGAGTATCCAATCTGGGTTATATTAAGATTGAAGATGAGATTATGTCATATTCCGCTGTCAGTTCGGATGGTAAGACAATCACTGTTTCTGAAAGGGGTGTTGCTGGAACTACTGCTGTAGCACATGCAGATGAAACTGTAGTTGAATGTTATAACTTAGATGGTATTCCTCTAACTGAAATTAACAAAACACACTCTAACATCAGCAATCCAACTTTAGATTCTTACGATATTACAACTACATCGATTTCAACATCTGGTATTGTTAGTGGTGGAATAACAGGAATTGCAACGCAAAACCTGCAGTATGAAATTATCGTACCTTCCCTACAAACTATGATTCTACCGAATACTGAAATTAACGCTAGAATTAATACAGTCACGGGCACATCTATCAATGATGGAGTTCAACTCAGTCAAAATTCTTTTGTTAATAATGGATTATTCCAAGATGTAGTCCTTGGGGATGACAATTACTTTGATGAACCTCAAATGATTTGTTCCAAGGTTAATGAAGATGCAGAACTTGCTGGTGCTAAATCTTTTAGAATGGACGTATCATTAACGTCCACTAAGAGTAATATCACACCTGTAATTGATACGGATAGAATGTCTGCTACTCTTGTTAGTAGTAGAATTAATAGTCCTGTTGATGAGAACACTGCTCTGTTGTCATCTGGAGATACTCATGATGCAGTATATATTTCTAAGGTGGCATCCTTGAGCAACACGTCAACTTCACTCAAGGTTCTCTTTGCGGGTTTCCGTCCACCTGGAACGACAATTAAAGTGCTATATAGAACACTTCCTACTGGATCTACTGGGGTAATTGAAGACGAAGGATATAATTTCTTCTCTACTGCGGCAGGAGATGCCACTATCCCTGGAACGGATGAAACTGAAATCTTCCGAGATTATGAGTATGAAGCTACTGGTTTAGATTTTGTCGAATACCAAATTAAAGTGGTATTTGTATCTGATAATCAGGCATATGCACCTTACATTAAGGACCTCCGTGCAATCGCTCTTGCTGTCTAATGAAACAACCAATCAAAAATAATACTGGGTGGATGAGAGAATCCACCTCTGGTGCGTTTGAGTTCACTGACAATAATGAGTATAGTGAATATATGAAAAAATATAATTCCAGACAAAAGCAAGCACAAACTCAAAAGGCTTTACAAGAAGATGTTTCTGCGCTAAAATCAGAGATGAGTGAAATCAAATCACTTTTACTAACGTTAGTTCAAACTCAAAAAGGTTAATTATGACGATTGAAAAAGTTTCTCAAGAAGAAATGCTAACTCAGTTTACTGAGAGAATGAATAATCTTCTTGAAGAAAACAAGTCACTATCTAAAAAAATTAGAGATAATGAGGTTACTGCATTGAAACTTCAGGGTGCTATTGAAACACTTCAATACTATTCGGAAACTCCTCAGGAGGAAGAAACTATGTCTCATCCTCCCGAAGAAGAAGTAACAGAAACAGAATAATGACAGGGGGGTTTAATTCCCCCCTTTTTAATGGCATAAATAACTCAGAAGCATAATCTCAGCAATTTTCGGGAATGGCAAATAGAATTCAGTTACGACGTGGTTCAGCTACCCAATGGAGTAATGCGAATCCAACTCTTGCTCAAGGTGAACTTGGGATTGAACTTGATACGGGTCGCATAAAAATTGGGGATGGTGTTACTGCATGGAACTCTCTTAGGTATGGAAGACCTATTGAATCGGTTTCATCCACTGCAAATACGTTGGTGCAGCGAGATGCTGACGGAAACTTTCAAGCAGGTACTGTTACTGCAACACTAATTGGTAATGCTTCTACTGCATCGAGATTATCTTCAACTCGTCAGATTCAATTATCACAAGACGTTACTGGTTCTGGTATTTTTGACGGTTCTGCAAACCTCAATATTAATGCTGTTCTCGGTCTAATCTCAACACTCCCTCATTATGATGGAACAGAGAATGCTTCTGCAACTTATACAAAAGTTACTGTTGATGCTAAGGGTAGGGTAACTAATGCTGAAAATCCAACAACAATCCAAGCATATGGATTAGATGGTACTGTTGTTGGAAGTTCTGCACAACCATATGACAATGATTTAACAGCAATCACAAACCTTACTGATGGTTCTGCTGGTTTTGGTTTAATTTCTAGAACATCGATTGGCAATATTACAGTTAGAGATATTGACTCTTCATCAGGAAGAACTGTCGTTAGTAATGGGGACGGTATTAATGGCAATCCTACAATTGACTTAGCAAATACCACTGTTGTTCCAGACCCATCCGCTCATTCTGACGGTGACTATAATACAGAAAGTCTCACATCTGTAAATTCTGTTGGATCAAAAGGAGAACTCTTAGGAACTGAAACTGTAAACACTGTTAAATTTACAGTAGATAAGTACGGTCGTCTTCAAAGTTCAACAAATGTGCCTATTGCTACTGCTACTGAGGGTAGTAAGTATGCTAACTATGATGCAGGCACTGCTTATTCTAGATATGCAATCATTCAGAATGCATCAAAAGTCTACCAAGCGATTGCAGACATCGGTGCTGGTGTTGGTGCTCCTACT